ATCTTATCTATGTGAAGCTGTTTTACCCTGCAAACTTTGTGAGTTTTACCGTCAACATTTAATGAATGATTAAACTCAACATCACATTTATCTTTTAATTTTTGCGCTATTCTTTCCTCTGGTATTTTCCAACTAGAACCTAAATGATCTATGAAAGAGCTAAATTTAAAGTAATGAAAGCCCTCTTCTGTTAAACATGCACCACTATTTATTTGTATTCTCTCTTTTGCCCTAGGCCCGTTAACACAATATTGAAACAATTCTTCTGTTAATCTATCCTCTATTTGTGTGCCTGCAGGTGGTGATATCATAACAGAGTTCTTTCTAATATCTGTCAGCTTTGCTCTAAAGTCTTTAGGTTTTAACGGCTCATGATATATGCCTGTCTGCTCCCATATTAGGTCTAATAACTCAGTCTGTTTAGTTATAAGTCGCCTGTTGCCTGCTACCACTCCCGCCTTAGTGCCATCTGGTAATGATACGTTAAACCTGTACTCAGGTTCTGCATACATGATTATCTCAAAGTCCGTGATGTCTGGAAACATGGTTATGCTATCTGACTTAACACCAAACGGTCTAGAATAACAAAGACTACGCATACACTTACTATGTATAGGATCTTCATAACAGGTATGACCTGCAGTATCTTTTTTCCATGCAGTTATCTTACTGTCTAATTTAGATTTATCCCAAGGTGTCTCTAAATAATTATAATTAGCATTAGCTACATGATCAGGCCATTTATCTTTGTACTTCTTTTTAGCAAAGACCATGTAATTATACATGAATCTATCTCTACCATCATCTAACTTTCTTTTTGAACACAAAGCTAAACATGGAGGGCCATCTTCAAACTCTTCATTAGTTCCTACTAAAATATTTTTGTAAGTGTTTGTAACTAATTTATCTAATTCATCCTTGCCAACTCTATTTTGTTTTGCAAACTCTACAAATTTATTTAAATCTAATTTATTATTATCTTTATCAACAGCATATCTATGTGTATGACCATTATTGTAATAAGGTAAGTTTATAAAATTACCTGGTTTAATGTCGCCTTTGTCGTCTTCCTTTAATTCTTTCTGTTTAGGAAAAACCTCAGTGGTTGGATCTAAACCAAGAGGCAGTAAAAAAGACTTTAATGCCGATATCAAGTCAATCGTTGGTATTGGTTCTTTTAAAAATAAATAACAATGTAAACCACCACTTTTTGATAACAAAGGTATCAAAGGTAATTTATATTGTTGAAATAACGCTAAATAATTTTCTATTTTAAATGTTGAATAATTTTTTGGGTCTATATCTATACAACCAAAACTAGCTGTCTTATCTAGTCTACATGGTTGTATGCCAATAGATATCTTGCCTTGAACGTGATCCTTATAATCACCTTGTGTTATTGGCCTTCCTGCCCATTCATAATTTGGTTTGAGTTTATTTTTCTCTTCGTCTAACTCTGCTGATGACATGTCCGCTATACCAAAATCACCTTGGTATCCTGTAAACAGTTCTATAAAATCATCAACCATAAGATCCCGCGGGGGGCGGCTCCAGTCTCCCTTTACCGCCCCACTCTTTCTTTAGAAAGAATTAGTAGTTAGATTCTTCTTGTGGCGAAGATTCGGCATTAACCTGACTTCTTTTCAAAGAACCATAGAATTCTCTAGCCATTTGATAAAGAGAAGTGTTATCTACCTTTCGTAATAGATTTACACTATATCCATGCCAAGTAAAACTGCCTGAATTTTCAACAGATGTAAGCTTATAGATTCTAGAAAACCTAGGTGCAGGCACTGATTTACCAGTGCTAGGATCTGTCTCAAACTCATTTTCAATAAGCGAGTTCCATTGTCTGCTTGTTTTTAACTGTGTGGTCTTCATAGTCATCAAAGCTTTCTCTGGTCTATCACCTAAGACAACAACGAAATGATTTGCTGTCTTAATGATCTCATTACCATTAGGCAGTAAATCTTTGTTTCTGCTGTCTTGTTTTGTTTGTGACATGACCTCTGGGCCTCTATCTGGATGGATAGGTCTACCCTCTGCTTTTTCAAAAGGTGCCCACTCAGGATAACTCATCTTATAATACACAGGTATAACTTCTATACCTTTCTCACCATCATATAATTTTTTGGTGACAGTATTATAAAACATACCAGGTTCTGCACCTTCAACATACTTTGCATGTTTCTTTTTAGTCTCAAATGAACCTGCTTGTAACAGCTTCAAAAAAGGTAGCGCTAAATCCTCTTTGTCAATATTCTCAAGCCCCATGCCTGAGTCTTTAACAAAGTCCAAAGTCGCTACTTGACCGCTTTGCTTTTTCACAACGTCTCTTGTCTCTTGCGTCATATTTATTTACTCCTCGTAATTTTTGTTTTGTTTCCTTTAAACAAATTAAAGTGTTCAGAGGGTAAGTCTTTATTCTTCTCGACTAACTCTCTGTATAGTGCTTTGAGAGTCATGGGCTCAACCTTTAGTTTCTGTTCAGGCTGAAACCCATTACTCTCGGCAAGGTTAGCGTATTCACGCGCCTTGTTATCTTCGTTACGACCAAAGGAAACAATAATCTCATTTTTAATAAGATCACCATGGCCGTTCTCTCGAAGCCAGTTATAAGCGCCACCTTTCTTAGCAACAGGTATGGTTGCGCTGTAAATCTCTTTAACCTCAATCGCTGATCCATCTTTCAGTTTCATTGTCTTAAGGTTCATGGACTCCATTATCTCAGGTATAACCTGTTGTGATAATTTATCTGCTTCTGCTTTTTTTGAAGCTAATTTTTCTTCATCCATTTTTATTTCATCTTCTAGTTTTTGTAGTTCTAGAACATGACCAGATAATGTTTCTGGATTTGTGATGTCGTTTACTTGTTGAGGTGCATCCTCTATAAACATCTTTTGTAAGTTACTCATCTGTATTACCTTTCTCGTATAAGTTTATTTCAATAGGATAGTAAGTTCTTTCTTGTTTATCCCATTTTAGTAAATTGTATTTACCATTAGTCATGTCAGAAACTATAGAACATGCTACACCAATTATAGCAGGATCACCTGTTAATAATAAATAATCATCCCTAGTAAAATTTTTTAGTAAAGATTTTAATTTAAAAACTAAAGGGCCCGGTGAAAATATTATTTGTGAAGACTCTGGTAATAAAAATTCAAACTTACCATATTTACTTGCACCCATAATATTTATTTTTGGGTTTCCTTCTTTAGTGCCTGGTATTTCCTGTATTATGTATACTATACTTTCTTTCATGGATTGACATATAGATTACCATGGATTATATGTCAACCAATACAGGAGAAAAAATTGAATTATAAATTTAAAACTAAGCCATATGCACATCAACTTAAGGCATTAGAAAGGTCTTGGGATAGTAGATGTTTTGCATATTTTATGGAAATGGGCACAGGTAAATCTAAAGTCTTAATAGATAATGTAGCCATGCTTTATGACAAAGGTAAGATCAATGGTGTCTTAATTGTGGCACCGAAAGGTGTGTACAAGAACTGGTATAGCTCAGAAATACCAACGCATTTACCAGATCATATAGAAAAAAATATGGTGTTGTGGAAAGCCTTAATTACGAAACAACAGCAACAAACTTTGAACACATTGTTTAAACCAAGCGTTGATTTACACATATTAATTATGAATGTTGAGTCTTTATCTACTAAGAAAGGTGTCGATTTTGCGGCAAGGTTTTTAAACTCACACAGAACCATGATGGCCATAGATGAGTCTACAACTATAAAAAATCCAACAGCTAAGAGAACAAAAAATATTGTGGCTCTTGGTAAACATGCACAATACAAAAGAATATTAACAGGATCACCGGTTACAAAGTCACCACTAGATCTATACAAACAGTGTGAATTTCTTGATCCTTGGTTATTAGAGCATGAGTCTTATTATTCTTTTAGGACTAGATATGCCATCATGAAGAAAGTTAACTTTGGTATTAGAGCTGTAGAGATACCTGTTGGCTATAAAAATTTAGGTGAGTTATCAGAAAAACTAAAAGGTTTTTCAGAACGTGTTTTAAAAAATGAATGCTTAGATTTACCTAAAACTACGTTTATGAAAAGATTTGTGCAACTAACCCCTGATCAATTTAAGGTTTATGAGCAGATGAAAAAAGAGGCCTTAGCTATCATGAACGGTAAAATGATTACTACAGCAAATGCCTTAACTCAACTAATGAGACTACAGCAAATCACTTGTGGCCATTTTAAGGCAGATGATGGCACCACACAGGAGATAAAAAGCAATAGAATGGATGAATTAATAAATGTGTTAAATGAATTAGAGGGTAAGGTCATAATTTGGTCACATTGGCAAAGTGACGTAAAACAAATCATAAAGGCTATAGTTAAAGAGTTTGATGACCCTAACTGTTTTGTGGATTACTATGGTTTGACACCACAAGATGAAAGACAACAAAATATAAAACGTTTTCAAGAAGATGATACATGTAGATTTTTTATCGGA